ATAAAGTAGGTCCATGATATCCCAGTCCTGTGGCTGCTCAGCACGGAACTTCTGAATGCGTGCTGACTTGAATAACTCATTGAGCTGGGCTGCATCACTAATCGTGCTGAACGTTGCTTCGGTTAATCCGTACTTGTCACCGACTAACTGCTGACGGAGATTAACCACCGACACACCGCTATCGAGTGTTGAAGGGCAGAACTTCTTATACAAGCTATCGTAATAGTATAGATTGTATTGATTAGGGTCGCCCTGCTTCGCTATCCAATACTCGATATGCGTTGAGTGTGGGTCAGCATTCAATTCGTCGAGCGTTCCATTGAAAGGCTCGATAAACGTATTGCACTGATATACGATGTTGTAAGCAGTGATATACGACTCTACAAGCTGCTCTGCTCGCTGCCGTGCCTCGTCAATAGTTGTTGCCTTATCGTCTACAGGGAGGTCGGCATAGTCCAAGTCCCAACAATTCTCCCAAGAGAGTTCAGATACTTGGTACTGATATGCTTCTTCCTCCGTGTTGTAGCGTATTCTTCGCTTATCCCAAGGCACTTGATAGAGTGTCAAGCGTGGCGAGTTGTCAGAGCCTTCAATAGACAGGAGGTCAGGGAAAAGGTCTTTGTCATAACCGAATGTCGCCGCATCGCCCTTGTCTGGTCCGATGGTGAACAAACCAACAAACTTATACGTCACAGTTCCGTCCTCTGCGGTCTGTTTTTCGAAGCCAACGAAGGTCTCTTGGTAGATAGATACTCGTGCTTCGTTATTCTGCTCAACACCCTCATTGGTTAAACCAACAGCCTTCCATAGGTCGGTAAAAGAGTTCACAGACCCCATCTTGTGATATTGCATTGAAGAAGCAATATTCTTCTTTCCTGTCAGCTTTGATATTTTCGGCAGGTTCTTGAATAGCTCAAACTTCTTCTGTGCTGTTTGTCCGTCCTCATATACGATTGTTGTATCTTTAGCTACTTTCGCTTTCCAGTTCCATAGGTAGTAGAGCATTGAGGAAGTTCCCTGCCCCTGCAACTGGAGGTTGGTAATCGTCAAGCGGTTAAGGTTGGTGTTTCCATCTTTAGGATAAATCTCCAGTGTACCCTTAGGACGATATGACTTACCATACTCATACGCAGGCAAAGGTTTGTCGAAAGTAAATACATTGACCTTACCACGCACCTTGTCAAAATCAACTGTAGTACCGAGCGTATCATAGATGTCGTTATCGAGTTTCTCCGCACTCTTTTCACCAACAGTAGCAAGTGCATTGATATAGTCTTGATGCACGTTAGCAGCGTCCATTGCGCTGTCATAGATACGCACAGAGTAGATATCTACGTCAGCCTTATCCGAGCCAATTACGATACCACCACCAGTACCTATCTGCATAGAGTCTGTCAAGAGGTAAGCAAACTTGCGAGCTTCGACACCGTCAATGTAGAGATAAATGAGGTTAAGGTAATACGTATTGCCATTAAGTACGTAGGCGTACTTCTTAGGAGAAATTACCAATGCCAGGCGAATACGTACACCATCATCAGTACTCATCGCCTGTACGTCACTATTACGCTCACTACGAGTTGCGAACATAATAGAAGACGGCTTCACCTTCAAACCGATGTAACCCTTCTGATAAGGCATTGCGATAGAGATACACTCTGCATCATAGTCTGACGTGTTGTTAATCTGATAATCAATCTCAATCGTCTTGCCTGATTGCGCTGCTTCCTTAGCGAATGGCTTGTAATCAATAGTAAGGCGTGAGCCAGCGAGCAAGCGCAATGTGCGTGCTCCCTCTTCGTCAGTAACCCAGCCGTCACGTGAGAAGGCAACGCTCTGCCATTCAGCCCCGATACGCTCGGAGTTGATGAGATTGCGGAGGACGTTGCGGTCAGTATCGGTGTTGTTTCTGTTCTTTGCATTCAGATAGAACACCGCTCCAGCAGTAGCAGAGTAACCTTGTGAGTTGTCCACAGGGAAAGGAATAGCATCACGTAGACGCACCTCATCTGTAGGGCGAGTACGGAATCCGATCAATGCTGTGAAATCAGAGTTATCAATCGTCTCTACTTCAAGAGAGAGTGTGTACTGCATCTTGGTTTGTGTCAACGTGTTTTCTGACACATTCTCTTGCAACACCTCGTTATCTTTCTTCATGAGGATAGACAGCGGTGTCGTTACCGCCTTACCGTCATATACAGCGTACTCCAGCACTTTGTTCTCATACCAGTTTAGCAGTTTCTCCGCCTTATTGTTTACAACAACCATTTTCACAACATCGTTATTAGCCACCGCCATAAAGTCGTAGCCTACTGGTGTAGTCTGTATGGTGTTATCTTCATTCGAGAGCCAAGCAGACAAGTGGAAGATACCCGTCTTGTTCGTGAAAGGCACGGTGTAAGCCACAGGCGAAGACGTATAAGTAGCTGTTCCGAACTGACGCTCGTACGTTTGCTCATAATTCTCACCCGTTATTTTCACGTGTAGCGTCTTCGAGATGTTGCCGCTGATGTAACAGGGCAGAACGATATCACCCATATAGGCTTTCCACCAGTTGAACTCGGATATTGAGAGGAACAGCGCCGAAAGCGTAACGGAATAAACAAGTGCAGGAGAAGTCTGCCCTGTAACTTCACCTGTAATTTTTACCATGATATTGTTCTGTCCTGATTCGAGGAACTTGAATACATCAACAGTTGTTGCTGTATTGCTTTGACATCGTCCACGAGCTTTAGAGACAAAAGTTCCATCTCCTGCTTTTGCAAAGATCTCGTATGTACCCCATTCTCCAGTGTCCTGATAGTCGGTTTGTCCGACATCGCGAGTTCGAGAGATAAACATAAATCGGACAGGACATTCGCCTGCCGACTTTGAAGCAGATAGTGTCGTAGATGGTGATAGATTAGCTGCGCGTAGATAATAGAGTATAGACTGCTGCTGTCCACCACTACTTTGTCCAATGCCGAGTTCGGAAAGTTTCATTGGTACCCATTGGTCACCACTCCATACGAGTACACAAGTCTCCGATGCAAGATTATCAGCTTCAGTATTCACGTTGGATAATTGACCGAGTGTAGGGCGATTCTTTACCACTACCTTCTTGACGCGCTCCTCTTCTGTGTTATGTGCATCGATAAGCTCGTTTATTTTTTCTGGCAATTTGTTGAATTCTTCGGCTGTAAGACGACTTCCTGTAGTCTTACTTTCGGCATATAACTTTTCGATAGCCATGATTAAAGATATTAAAGTTTGAAAGGAAAAGTATAGGTAAAACGATCGTTCCCATCAATGTGTATGCCATGTGTTAACGAAAGAGCATGACAGATAATATCTTGAAAATATTTCGGATATTCTCTCCCAAGTTTTGCGCTGGCAGAATCCTCCACCATACGTATTTTAGCAAGCTGGTAACGATTGTTATTGTCCAGCTCGCTTTGTGCAATCCTAAATTTAATATATGGAAGTTTATTCATTTATTATTTCGTCTAATATAGGATTAAGTGCGATTTGCACAATTGCCGTAAAATTTTGTTTGACGACAGCTTTTACAGCTACTGCAGTTTCTTTGTCTAAATTTGCACAACCTGTTTTGTAAACGTCAAGAGCTGCGCTTACGGCAGCAATACTATTCGTGTTATAATAAAGCACTTGAGCTATGTCAGAAGATATATCTACCATTTGCAAAGAGCCGTCAATACCCTTTATTTCTACCTTTTTAAAATTAATTGTTTTCATATTTGATATTTTATATAAATACAGTGTTACCAATCACGAGGTGCTTTCCATTGAACCCAGCATCCACGATATGTTTTCCCATCTCTCTCAAGTTGCATGGTAGGGAAAAATACAAAACACATGGCATCACCTCCTGCCGCAAATGACACCTCGGTTACCGTCTCGGCTCTGTCAATCATAAAATAAGTTGGGGCATTTTTCTTAACCCAAGTGTAATTTTCGTAGGAATCATATTTGTAAGTTCCCGAAACAAGAGAAAGCTTCCCTCGTCCACCAGAACTTCGCTTTATCCAAATCATTTTACCCTCTTCGGCAGCAGAAACATCAGGCATCGTTATGGTAACATCTCGATACTTCGTGTCAGTTTTTAACTCACCATTATCAATATAATCATAATAAAACTGAGTACTCGCCAAAACGCAACCTACATCTGTATTAAGTTTTACATCAAGTTTTATAAGTTCGGCACCTGCATTTTCCCTAAGGGTGTTATACCCAATTACTTTTGTTTTCAATCCAAATCCAGCAATATACCCCCCAAGAACACGTATGGCACAGTTGCCTTGGTGATCATCTCCAGCCAAGGCTCCCTTGGCTGACACAATCATAGCTACGTTGAGACCATTATTCGTTTTATCACGATCATCATGGTTCTCAAACCTCGCGACAGCCCTCCCTCCAGTAGAAGGAGGAAGAACATTTCCTCCAATACCTGCAAAACTTTTGCGACTTGAGTTTTGAAAAATAATGTATGCGTCGTTATCAAAGTCTGAGTTCGTAAGGCCTTCTCCAACAATGCGAAATCCTGCAATTTGACCTTTTAATGCTTCGATTTTCCCTTTTATAGTTGCATTATTAGCTGTCAATCCATCCATAGTGACATTACCCTTATCATCAACCACAAACTTGTTGTTGATGACTGTCTTACCTATAAAGTTGATTTGGTCAGCATCGAAGAGTAGCGAACTGCCATCAGTACTTGAAGAGAGGCGAAAGGAGGCAGAATGTTTTTTTGTACCTGTGGCGTCATAGTAGTCAGAGAAGAGTGTGAGAGAACCATCATTACCAGCAATAGACCGTAGCATTCCCACGTTACGAAAACCTGCAAGATTGCCCTCGTCGTCCCATTGGGCAGCATGAATAAGGTCAGTTGTGCCGTTGAGGGACGATATGACAGCATTAAAACGTCCCTGCATGGTATAGAGTGAGACTTCGTTCTCCTTGTTGATTGCTTCGGTTAGCTTGTTGAGCGTATTGCCATTACCTGCTATGACCATTGCTGTTTTGTTAGCCAGCTGTATGGCCTCAGATACGGGTTTTGTAGTGTACTGCTGTACGGGTTTCCAGTGAGTGATAGAAAACTCATCGCCATTGGCCTTAGATGTTACTGCACGGAGTACATCGTTATTGTATTCGACTAAAC